TCAAACTCTCCGACGACACGGCCCGATTGTGTGCGGAGGCACGCCGGCGTGGCAAACTCGTCCATGTCGGCAGGGTAAACAGCCTCCGCCGCATGGAGTTCGCAGCTCGGATAGGTGCTGACAGCGTAGACGGCAGCGGGTTCAGCCGCTGGAAGAAACTCATTCGCCCTGGTGTACGTTGGCTGAAGCGTGCCGAATGGCTGGCGAAGAACCAACCAGAGTTGTTCTGATTCTTGGCGCTGCTGGTGTTGCACTGACTGGCAAGAAAAAGTATTAGTTCAGGCTTGTTATCGGGTTGGATAAGGTGTAGTTTGAGGGAATGGAAAACGTCACTGCAACCTACCGGAAAATGGCCAAGGATAAATAAACCTTGTGCCGGACCCAGCTCTCTAGGCCGGAGCCGGCAGCGACTTTTCAGGGGCGCAAAAAGAGAACCGGGAAGTCTCTGGGTGAGTTTCCCGGTTCAATTTGACGCCCAAGGTGTTCACGGCACCGAGGACAAGTCTGGCAACCACATTGTACGGGCTTTCCTCTGTGTCTGGCAACACCAAACGACAGAAAGTCACCCTGACACGGCAAGGCAAGTGACCGCTCCGGGAGAATGCGGTCGCGGCGAAACAGGTCCTCCTACCGGGGGATAGGGAAGCAACCGGGAACACCCAGCGGGTCTTTAACACAGAACATACGACACGGCCACAGGCCAACCGCTGGCACGACTAACCGAGACGCCTGTTTTGCGGGTCGAGAGCTGACGAACAACGGGAGTAGGCAGCGAGCCTACAATGTGCTAGCCCAGCAGGTCTGAAACACGGCCCCCGGCGCTGAGTGAGGGCGAACGTCAGTAGCTCGCATGGCCTTGAAGTAACCTCCTTTTGTAGGGGGTTGGGGGGTTGCCGATTCCCGCCCTCGGGCGGGGGGCTGCCGTAGGCGGACGCGAACGAGGCGGAGCGAGTGAGGAATTGTGGGACAGCAACTGAAAGGAGTCAGTCTCAAATGCCCCAGGAAAGAAGGGTCTGTGTGACGGGACCGGAACGGGAGACAGACTCGCAAACACCCTGGAAGGAAAACAACGATGGAACAGCAACCAGACTGCGACGAACAGCCAGTACGGGAAGAGAGTTGGAGTGGCAGCGAACGGAACAGACAGCGGGATAGAGGCGGGTGTATGCCTCCGAGAGCGGTTGATACAAGACCGCGACTTGCTGCGTACACGGTGCCAGCGGGGACGGCCTGTCAAATCAAGCGATTGACGACGAACGACTGGCAAGCCTACACCACAAAGGCAGAACTGTCCTTTGAGCGGCACGAGGGCTATCGTGGGTGGAGGTACGAGTTCCGTTATCTGGGATGGTTCATTCGCGTCCATGCAAACCGCGTTATCCATCGTGCGGACCTGTACCCGCCGGGAGTGTGACGGGGTTAGCAACGCAATCTCAAGAAGGAAAACAACGATGAGCTTGACGACAATGGGCATGGTGGAAGTAGCGAAGGTGTATGCCGATGGGGGAGTCGTCAATGTGAACCCGAGTCGAATCGGCGGAACGTGGGCGTATGTCCTCGTGAACGGCGAAGGGAGGACCGTGCGGGAGGCGAGCGGCAGTATCACGCCGGCGGAAGTCGGGCTGGCGAAGGTATCGAACAATCTGACGGAGTTGCTTGCGGTCCTCATGGGCCTGGAGCAAATGCCAGACGGTTGGGCCGGGACGCTGTACACGGACTCGTTCGTCACGCTCTGCCGTATCCGGGGCGGGAAGAAGTTCGCGGGCATACCGGAGTCCATGCGGGAGCGGACGCGGGTTGTGCGGGAACGACTCGGCGCGTTCTTTTCGGTGCTGCTGGGAGGGCACCCGAACAAGGCTGAACTACTTCTAGGGAAGCGAAAAGACGGGATGCCGGTGTCAGGTTACAATGTCCGTTGCGATGGGCTCTGCAAGGCAGAGGCGGAACTACTGCGGCAGAAGGTGACGCCATACGCGGAAGGGATTTTTACCGCTCCAGGGGTCTGAGTGAAGTCCCAGGAACCAAGGAAAGCGAGGCGGACAATGAGCGATGGCCATGCTGGACGAGCTGCACTTGCGGAAAATCGACCTGGCTCAGGAGGCCCTTTTTCTGAACGTCGGTGGTTATCTAGGCGAGTCGTCGCGGCGGTAACTAACCTATGCCCGGAAACGCGGCAAGGTGGTTCGGTTCCTGGAACCGTGCAGCGACTGATTCACCTCCCGGGAAAGGAACGGCTGATGGGCGTGTACGTTGACAAGCTCCGGGATTGGGGCTGGCGGTTAGGTCCTTCGTCGCACCTGATAGCCGACACGCTGGACGAGTTGCACGCCTTTGCCGCACGTCTGGGACTCAGGCGAGCGTGGTTTCAGAACGCGCGTTCAGCACCGCACTACGACCTGACAGCGAAGAGGCGAGAGGTAGCCGTCAGGCTGGGGGCAGTCGAGTTAGAGGACCGTTCCTTCATTGAAATCATGCGCCGGAATCGGCAGAGGGCGTAATGGACTGGACACACGACATGCTGGCGGAAGTGCGGAGGTTGTCTCGTTGGCTCACGCACGATGCCGACTACTCCGATGCGACATTTAACTGCCGGCTAGAGCGTCTGGAGGCGTACCTGCTGCGGAGGATGTACCGTGGATGAGGCCGAACGCCAGGCAGCTTTGAGGCTCGGCGGTTGTCGCTTTGCGCCGGCCACATTTGACAAACGCTTCGCCCGCGACATGGCGGCGCGTGCCGAGTCTGACCCTTCCTTGGAGTTAAGCGACAAACAGCGGGAAAACCTCTGGAGACTGGCACACCGATTCCGTCGGCAGCTATTCCAGGGAGGCGAGAAGTTGACAGCGGAACAGGTACGGCAGCATTTCGAGATAACAGCAAGGGAGAAGCAAGCCGTGGAAGAACGCGAATGGAACGCCAGCACTGATCCCGCTGCCATGTTGGCCTCTGTCCAGGGAAAGGTTTCGGCAAGGAAGCTCAGGCTATTCGCGGTTGCATGTTGCAGAGCTGTTTTTTCTCTCTTAACGGACGAGCGGAGTCGGCGTGCCGTGGAAGTGGCAGAGCGTTTCGCGGACGGAAAGGCGACGGAGGAGGAGGCGTTGGAATTGGCCAGAGCAGAGGCCCTCCGCGTCAACGGCGGACTCGCGGCTAATGAGGCTTTTCACTGCTGCCAGGAAGAGGCCAGTAAGGCGGCCTGGATCATTGCAAGGCCGTCGCACTCTCTGGAAGTACGGTTAAAGGCCAACCTTCTCAGGGAAATAGTCGGTAATCCCTGGAAGCCGGTGACGTTGCCGCCAGGGGCGACGGTGGTTTGTCAGGACTGCAACGGGAGTGGTAAGCTGATCGTACCTGACCCTCCGGGAGTACATTCGTCGTTTGTTCCGACGACTAGACTGTGCCCTAACCGAAACTGCAAGAGGGGGAAGGTCGCTGGTCCGTGTCCCTGGCTCACCTGGAACAACAATCTGGTAGTGTCGCTGGCACGGGCGGCGTATGAAGAACTGGGCGGCGGAATGTGCGAGGAGTGCTGCGGAACGGGCGTTATCGACATTGGAATCAAGGGCGGTCCTAACTTCGGCCCAGAGGTAATGTACATCTTCAAACCACCTGACGAAATGACTTGTCCCGACTGTCACGGCACCGGCCGCACAGGAGACGGACACCTTGACCCGGCACGCCTCGCCGTGTTGGCCGACGCCTTGGAAGAGGCTGGTTGCCCAGCAGACGAACCGTGTCTGAAATGCCACGGCAGCGGGACGTACACCGTGCAGGTCCAGAACGCCGCCCTCTCAACCGCCAACGGGTACGGAGTTGCCACTACCTACAGCGAGTGGAGAGGCTGCCGGCATTGCGGCGGCGATCACGACCGCAAGGGTACAGGCCGCGTCCCCAACCCGCTGCTGGCACATCTGCGATCACCCGGCCCGCACGTTCGCGGCTGCGCTGTGGTCGATCTGCTGACCGGCAAGGAGTAAACCATGAGCGACAGCGGACGGACAATGAGCGACCCACGCTACCCGAGTTATGCCGAACTGCTGGCAGAACGGGACAGATTGCAGGCGGAGAATGCGGAACTGCTGGCAGCATGTCTATCCTGCGAGAAGCTCTTGCTTGAACACGGCGACCCGTTCCGTGGCGATGACTGGCAGGCAATGCAAGACCTCCGTGCTACAATAGCCAAAGCGAATTCTCCGGATGCTGGAAGAGGCGCAACGGTGACGTGAAGGCTGGTTATTCTGGGAGTACGGTGGTAGGATAAAGGGCATGGCCGGCAGGCGAACAAAACTGACTCCCGCGTTACAAAAGAAGCTGGTTGCGGCGATTCGTGCTGGCAATTACATGGAGGCAGCGTGCAAGGCCGCTCGCATAGGCGTCAGTACGTTTTTCCGATGGATGGAACGCGGCGAGAAGGCGAGCGCGGGGCAGTTCCGGGAATTCTGGGAAGCTATACGCCTTGCCGAATCTGTCGCTGAAATGGTGGCAGTTGCCAAGTGGCAGAAGCACATTCCGGACAGTTGGCAGGCTGCAAAGGAATTTCTGGCAAGGCGTTTCCCGGAACGCTGGGCCGCGCAGGACAAGCTAACGATTGTGCAAAAGGCGTTGCGTGAAGTCGAGGGCATGACGTATGCGGAGCTTGTTGCTGAAGCCGGAGATACTCTTGAGGAGGGCGATAGCCCGCAAGAGGCTCCAGGAAATACGGCGGAGACAGGCCAAAGTGATTGATTCCATGCAACTCTTTACTTGCCTTGGCCGGAACCCTGACCAGTGGCAGAAAGATGTTCTTCGCTCTTCCGCTCGGCAACTTCTTCTTCTTTGCTCGCGTCAGGCTGGCAAGTCAACGGTGGCGGCTGCCCTGGCACTCGGCGAGGTCCTGGGGACGAAGCCTGCCCTTGTTCTTCTCCTGAGTCCGTCACAACGCCAGTCGGCCGAACTGTTCCGCAAGGTGATGGAAGTATTCCAGGCGTTGGGCAGGCCGTGCAAGGTGACGCTGGAATCTGTCCTGAGACTGGAACTGGCGAATGGCTCGCGCATCCTTTCCCTGCCTGGTGACGAGGCGACGATTCGCGGTTACTCTGGCGTTTCGCTGCTGGTGGTAGATGAGGCGGCACGCGTCCCAGACGAGCTGTACTATGCTGTCCGGCCGATGCTCGCGGTGAGTGGAGGGCGGATGGTTGCTCTCTCGACGCCGTTCGGCAAGCGTGGCTGGTTCTATCAGGAATGGGTAAGCGACAGAGGTTGGGAGCGGGTGAAGGTAACGGCGGCGGAATGTCCGCGGATACCGCCTGCCTTCCTTGCGGACGAACGCAAGGCAATGGGCTCGGGATGGTACGACCAGGAGTACGGATGCATCTTCACTGCGGGCGGGGAAAATCCGCTGTATCCGTCAGCGTGGTTGGACCGTGCGGCTGAGATCGCAGCGTCGCTGCCTTCTAGGTCGAAAGGGCTGGCGATGGGCGTTGACCCGGCGGAGGGCGGTGACAAGAGCGCATGGGTCATTGTGGATAAACAAGGCGTGGTGGACTTGCTTTCCCTCCAGACGCCGGACACGACAAAGGTTGTGGAGATGACGCGGTCGCTCATCCGCAACTACGGGATACCGCACGAGCGGGTTATCTTCGACCGCGGGGGTGGGGGGAAACAACACGCTGACCGTCTGTGGGAACTTGGGTACAAGGTGCGGACGGTCGGGTTCGGGGAAAGCGTGGTCCCAGATCCGCGAAAGCAGCGTTGCTTGGCTCCCTGGGAGGAACGGTTAGGGCAACGGGAGGACAGGTACGCCTATCGCAACCGGCGTTCGGAAATGTACTGGCTCTTGCGGGAGTTGCTGCAACCTGTCGATGGGAAACCTGGTTTCGGCATCCCGGCTGAGTATCGTAACCTCCGCGCCGAGTTGGCGCCGATCCCATTGACATACGACGGGGAGGGGCGATTTGATCTGTTGCCGAAGCACAAGGGGAGCAAGGCAGCGGCGGACAGCAAAATACAGACACTGACGGAGATCATCGGGCATTCGCCGGACGAGGCGGACGCCTTGTGTCTGGCTATCTGGGGGATGCTCAGGACGCCTGTCAGGCCAAAGGCAGGGGCGATGTAACACACTCGAAGGGAGTGACGCAATGAAGATCGAGAAGGAAAACCCTCCGGAAGGTGAGCGGCTTGACTACCGGGGGTTTCAGGTTACTTGCGACGACGGCAAGGACTTGGTTCGTTTCGTGGTTTTCAGGGATGGGCGGACTTACTATGACTTCAGTTGGGGTGATGACGACGCCCAGACGCCTGACTTGGCAGACTTGCTGGAGTTGATCCGGATTACCACGGCTGAGGCCCTCAAGGTTCGGTGGAAGGAGTGACGACATGAACGAGCAAGGGTTGGCGAAGCGTCTTCAAAAGGCGTTGGATAAAGTGCTGGGGTCAGCGTATGCAAATGACGATCCCGGGTTCATAAGTTTGTTGGCCCATGACCTTGCGAAGGAGTTGCTGAAGCACCCGTTGCCGAACGACGGCGAATCGCTGGGTGTGCTGGCAGGGGACGAGAAGACGTTGGCGCATGGCGAGCGAATGGCTCGCAAGATTGCGGAGAACGTGGAGAGGCTAATCCTGGAAGGGGCCAAACCGTTGCCTCCGATCACGGAACCACCGCAGCACGTCTCCGATACCCGCTGCCAGTTGCCGAAGGTGAGCGAGGAATATGCCAAGGGGTTCAGGGAGATAGTGAAGAAGTATCCCCTGAGTTTGCAGCGATACCTTGCTTCCTTGACTGGAATCATGGTGAGCGTTGAGCCGTCGGTATTGTGCCCGAACTGCAACGGTACTGGAGGGGTCTGCATCGAGGACGGCGATGGTTGGGGGACTTGCCCGGTTTGCGACGGCAAGCATTACGTTCCCGCAGAGAAGTCCCGAGCCTTGAAGGCTGCTGATGAAGCCGAGAGGATCGGTGAGAAACTCGTTCAGATGGCGAACCAGTTACCGATAGACCCGCCGTTGCCAGTCAACCCGTCCGGGTTTGAGTTCCCGCCGCTGAAACGTCTTGACAACCTTTCCATCAGCAAGCGGACGCCCAGCGTGGTGGTAGCAACGAAACTCTACCAGATCGAGGGCAACAAGGAACGGTTTGACCTTGACGCATGCAACTCCAAGGAAGTCACGCACAACGGCAAGGTGATAGGGTTGACGTGCAATGCCCGGATCGAGGGTGATTACATTGTGGCTGACGTGGTGCCAGTGCTGGCCGAACCGGAAACCTGGAGAGACAAGCCTCCTATGCTTTGAGCGTTACTTTCACAACCCAGCATGGTACACTGAGGGAAGGCGGATAGGGTAGCGCCCGAAGAGCCGACTCCTGGACGGCCTGCCGCCTTCTTATTCCAGGAATGCCATTACCAGGGAATGGCCACAGCGCACACGGTGCCGAGTGGCCGAGACAAACGGGACTGCCAAGCCAACCGCAGCGGACTTCGCGCGGCTGGAGCAACTCATAACCAACCTGTCGGCGAACGCAGAGTTCAGCCGACAGCAAATCTTCACCTTGCTTCGGGGTCCGGAAAGCACGCTGGACGCCGTGGACGGCGAATGCGGCTGGCCGGAATATTTCTCTCCGCAATTCTACCGGAACCTGTACGACCGGAACCCGATTGCTGCGCGGGCGATTGAGTTGATGCCGAAGGAATGCTGGCAACGAAGTCCCACGGTCAAGGAGAAAAGGAAGAAAGACGATACGTCCGACCCGAATGAGAAGACGCCGTTTGAAGAAGCGGTGGCTGATCTGCAACAGCAACTCAGGGGAGAGCAAAGTTGGTATGTGGGTGAGGAAGGGAGTCCGCTATGGGAGCATACCAAGCGAGCGGACATCAACTCCGGGATCGGCTACTTCGGCATTCTCCTCCTGGGAATTGACGACGGCAAGTCTCTGGATCAGCCGGCAGACGGCGTGATGAAGTACGTCGGCAATGGGCAAGTGGAAATGCGGGTGCGGAATCAGTTGACACGTCGGCAGATTGCAGCCAACAAGAAGGCCAACGGCGGCAACTTGGTCCTGCCGAAGATGCGGGCACGGCGTTACTTTTCGACGCCGGCGATTCGTCCGGTCACGAACCTGGAAACGCTGGTATTCGACGGACAGGAGATAAGCGCGAACGAGTTCAACGACGCCGAGCAGAATCGCGTCGAGAACACGTTGACGGTGAATCAGGCACCCGGCACGGATGCGCAGTATTACCAGACGGTCCAGGGCACGGAGCGGCAGTATTTCGGCTACGGTGGACCCTCGCAGCAGCCGGCCGACAAGCCAGCGGTAAAGGAACAGGAACTGCTGTTCCTACGCAGCTATGACGAGTCCCTGGTACAGGTGATTCAGTGGGAAGCGGACATCAGGAACCCGCGTTTCGGCATGCCTGTGATGTATCTGGTGACGCTGAACGACCCGCGTTTGTTCTACGGCGGCGGGATCGGGCTGTCCTACTCCACAGTTCGCGTTCACTGGTCGCGGGTGATTCACCTGGCAGAGGTTGAAGGCTCTTCCGAGGTGCTGGCTCGGCCGAAGAACCAGGTAATCGGCAACAACGTCCTTGACCTGCGGAAACTCTACGGCGGCTCCGCAGAAGGGTACTGGAGTTCGGCTAATCCAGGGCTGTCGATCGAGACAAATCCGCAAATGGGTGGCGACGTTGACGTCAACATTCCTGAGACACAGGAGCGGGTTGACACCTACTTCGCACGGTTGCGGCGGGCGCTGGTGCTCGTGGGACTCACGGCGAAGAGTCTGGCGCCGCAAGTCGTGGATCCGAGCCCTCAAATCGCCGCTCAACTCGAAGCGATCTGCATTTACCTTGGCTGTCCGGTGCGAGTCTTCAAGGGCTCGGAACGTGGCGAACTGGCGAGCACGGAAGATGACGCCGATTGGAACGGGCGCGTATCTCACAGGTGCAATACCTACCTGACGCCGCGGGTAGTGGTGCCGCTATTCGACCGGCTGATTGCCCTGAACGTACTGCCTGAGCCAGAGGAAGGGTATCTGGTGGAGTGGCCAGACCTGGACGCCACAACGGACAAGGACCGAGCTGCAATTGCGTTGCAGGAAACGCAGGCGATAGTCGCGTATGAGGGCGGCGGTGGCAACACGCTGGCACCGATTACGTTTTTCACGGACGTGCTTGGTTGGGACGAAGAGAAGGCCAACCGGGCGATTGCAGAGGCCGAGGAACACGTTCAGGACAAACAGGACGAGGCCCAGGACTTGGCCGACGAGCACGGCATGGAACCGGCGGCGCCTCCGGGGTTCGAGAAACCAG